ATCCAGTTGAACTTTGTGGCCGTTGGAACTGGTGTTGACTTCAACACTATCGTTGGTGTGGCTTAATAAATAAAACATAACAGGAGAAAAGAATGGCATTCAATGTAGCAGAATTTAGAGCGAATATGATTGGGGACGGTGCTCGTCCTAATCTGTTTTCGGTCACTTTAACTTTTCCAACAATTGCTTCTAACAGTACTGTCTCTGGTCAAAAATTAACTTTTATGGCCAAGACAGCACAATTACCAGGTTCTACCATAGGTACTGTACCAGTCTATTATTTTGGTCGTGAGATTAAATTTGCTGGTAACCGAACATTCGCCGACTGGACATTAACAATCATCAATGATGAAGATTTCACAATTAGAAATTCTATCGAATCATGGATGAATGCTATCAACAGTCATTACGGCAACGTTCGTAGTACTGCTGCCAAAAACGTAAACAACTATACAGTTGATGCGATTGTAACACAGTATGGCAAAACAGGTAATGAACTGAAGAAGTATAAATTTGTTGGATTATTTCCAGTAGATTTGGCACCAATCGATTTAGATTGGGGTTCAAATGATACCATTGAAGAATATGCAACAACATTTGCATATCAATGGTGGGAATCAGAGAACACAACTTCTTGATTTTACGGAGGGTTAACCACCCTCCTTTATGTTTCCTTGACTTTATAATTAACTTAAAAATATGGCTAATACAAATAAATTTTCACTTTTCGGTTTTACGATATCCCGTGAAAAGGACGAGCTTGAAAAATCAGCTCAGCAGTCGTTTACGCCTCCAACTACGGATGACGGCGCATTAACTATTACATCTGCCGCTTACTACGGTACTTACGTTGACCTTGACGGTACGGCCAAGAATGAGGTTGAACTCATCTCCCGTTATCGTGAAATGGCAATGCAACCAGAAATTGAGTCTGCGATAGATGACATAATTAATGAAGCCATCGTACAAGATGATGATGGTACAATTACAAATATTGTTTTAGATAATCTGAAACAATCAGAGAAGATTAAGAAGGCAATCAAAGATGAGTTTCAAACCATCTTACGTTTGTTTAACTACCAAAACATGGCACAAGATATCTTCCGTAGATATTACATCGATGGTAGAATGTTTTATCATGTGATTATTGATAGAAATAATCCGACAGAAGGTATCAAAGAGTTAAGATATATTGATCCACGTAAGCTTCGTAAGGTACGTGAAATTAAGAAACAGAAAGACGAAAGAACCGGTGCAGATGTTATGCAAACGGTTAATGAATATTACATTTACAACGATAAGGTTGTGGCTGGATCATCATCCAATTATGGTCCAGTTGGTGTTCGTATTACGACAGATTCAATCGTTTCGGTTGTCTCTGGTCTAATGGATTCACGTAGAGCAGTCGTTCTGAGTTATCTACATAAAGCTATCAAACCTCTCAATCAACTTCGGATGATTGAAGATGCAACGGTGATTTACCGAATTTCGAGAGCTCCAGAACGCCGCATCTTTTATATTGACGTAGGCAATCTACCAAAATTAAAAGCGGAACAGTATCTTCGTGATATCATGGTCAAGTACAAGAACAAGTTGGTGTATGATGCCAATACGGGTGAAGTACGTGATGACCGTAAATTTATGTCTATGATGGAAGACTTTTGGTTACCACGCCGTGAAGGTGGTAAAGGTACAGAAATTACTACATTGCCAGGTGGTCAAAATCTTGGTGAGTTAGAAGATGTTAAGTACTTTCAAAAGAAATTATATGGTGCATTGTCTGTACCAATCTCCAGATTAGAACCAAATCAAGGTTTCTCATTAGGTCGTACCTCTGAGATTACCCGTGACGAATTAAAGTTTTCTAAATTTGTTGACCGTTTACGTAACAAGTTTACAGAAGTGTTTGACCAGGCACTAAGAATACAATGTGTTCTCAAAGGTATCTGTACCGCTGACGAATGGGATTTGTTTAAAGAACATATCTATTACGACTTCATTAAAGATAATAACTTTGCTGAACTTAAAGAAGCAGAACTAATGAACCAACGATTGAGTTTGTTGGGTGCTGTTGACCCATATACTGGTCGTTATTTCTCTCAAGCATGGATTCAACGTAACGTTCTCCGTTTGACAGATGATGAAATTGAAGAAATGCAAAAAGAAATCGATGCGGAGAAAGAAGAAGGTTTAGGTTTACCAGTTGGTGTTATGAATGACGTAGCACAACAACAAATGATGAGTAATGTACCAGCACAAGCAACTCATCCAGAAGATTTGAAGGCACAAGCTGAAATGCAAGCGCAAGCACAAAAACAGCAGGCCAAAAAAGAAGAAGTGAATACTTTCACAAAACTGAAACGTATATTATAAATAGTTTAATTGGGAGAATAATATGTCAGAACAAACAAGAGCAATTGTAGATTATGCAGAAGATGGTAACGCAACAGAGATGCGTAATGCCTTGTACTCTGCCATTCAGGATAAAGTTATGGCTCATATAGAGAACCATAAAGAACAATTGGCAAAAACTCTTTTCAATCAGCCACAAGATGCTGAAGTAGAAGATACTGCAGTTTAATAGGAAACAAAAATGTCAAACATATACACAGTTGAAGCACTTAAAGATACAACAGAACACGTTGTTGTAAAACTGACAGGTAAATTTGATGGAACAGGTCAAGAAAGCAGCAGTGGTAGATTGGCTGCTTGGGCATTTTCTGGTGCTTTGAATGCAAATACTGTTCCAGGTTTATTATCTGATGGTGGTGACAAACTACCATATTACGGTTTGACCATTCATCGTATTTGGTATGACTGTTCAACTGATGGTGATATTGAATTATTTTGGGCTGCTGACACACCAAAAACAATTGCATTCTTGAACGGTAACGGAGAATATGATGGTGCTGGCAATTGGATTACTATCCCAAATAGTGCTAAAGGAACAGCAAATTGTAAAGGTGACATTGGCATCACTACAAGAGGTATGGTTGCAAATAGTTCATATACAATTATTATGGAACTACGTAAAGAAAATCAATACTATCAACGTGGCCAGTTTAATGATCCTGCAGCATTTAACTACGGTCCTTACGGCGTAAGACCATAAAAGAAAGTCTATAATGAAACTCATTAAAGAAATTACCGAATCGGTAAACTACTTAGTAGAAGAAAAGAACGGCAAGAAAGAGCTCTATATCGAAGGTCCTTTTCTGGTTGCCGAAGCGGTTAACAAAAACAAACGCATGTACAAAGAAGAAACCATGCGGAATGAAGTTAATCGTTATACAGAAGTATACATTAATAATCATCGTGCCTTTGGTGAACTGGGTCATCCAGACACCCCATCTATCAATCTTGACCGTGTGTCTCACTTAATTGTGGGTCTGCGTCAAGAAGGAACTGCTTGGATAGGCAAAGCTAAAATCCTTGAAACCCCTATGGGTAACATTGCAAGAAGTCTTATTGAAGGTGGTGCACAATTAGGTGTGTCATCTAGAGGTATGGGTTCTCTTAAAATGGAAAACGGTATCAACGTTGTTCAAGGTGATTTTTGTCTAGCCACAGCGGCAGATATAGTAGCAGACCCTTCTGCGCCTGGTGCTTTTGTACAAGGTATCATGGAAGGTAAAGAGTGGATGATGGTAAACGGATCATGGACTGAAGTTCAATATGAGGAAGCAAAGCAAGAAATTCGTCAAGCGACTCGTAAAGAAATTGAACAAGTTAGTCTTAAAATATTCGAAAATTACATCAAAAAACTTTAATTATAAATATCCATAATATACAAGGAGATTCTCAAAATGGGAAATTTAAATCTAGCAGACGCCGCTAAAGCAGTTTTGACCGAAGGTGCTAAGGAATCTTTTGATTCTAACATCTCGTCTAAGCAAGGCGGTAAAGACAAGCCATCTAAATTGCCTACATCAGTTGCTTATGGTAACAAAGATGCAGGTAAAGTAGGTGATTCACCAGAAGAAATGGATGATGCAAATCCAGACTATACAAAAGGTGTGCCATCAGCAACACCTCCAGGTGCTACACCACCAGTTGGTGCACAACCAGCGGCCAAATTAAAAGGTCAGCCAGGCGAAGGTTCAGGTACTACACCAGTACAAGAGCCAGCTACAGATTATTCATCTATTCGTGACCGTGTGAAAGCCAAATTGGCCAAACAAACCATGCAGTCTAATCCAGGTGCCACATTCCAATCTTACGGCGAAGAAACTGAGTCTGATGACGAAGTAGTTGCTGAAGAAAAAGAAGAAGGTCATGAGGATGCCAAAGAAGACAAAGCCATGATTAAGAAGATGATGAAGAAAGAGAAGATGAAAGAGCAAATGGAACAAGACGTTGGTGCTCTGTTGTCTGGCGAAAATCTTTCTGAAGAATTCAAAGACAAAGCAACTACAATTTTCGAAGCTGCCGTTATCGCTCGTACACAATCTTTGATGGAAGATATCGAGCAGGCTCTATTCGAAGAATTCGAAGTTGCCGTTGAGGAAGTTAAAGAAGACTTGGCTACCAAGTTGGATGACTACATCAACTACATGGCTGAAGAATGGTTGAAAGAAAACCAATTGGCAGTCGAAAAAGGTTTACGTGCCGAAATCGTAGAATCTTTCATCAGCGGTATGAAAGACCTATTCGAAGCACACTACATCGACATTCCAGAAGAAAAAGTGGATGTTGTTGAAGGTCTAACAAGCAAAGTTGAAGAACTCGAATCTTCATTGAACGAGCAGATTCAAGCTGCCGTTGAAATGAAAAAAGAACTCAACGAACACAAAAAATTTGAGGCTATACATGCAGTATGTGAGGGCCTAACGCAGACTCAAGTAGAGAAAATGAAATCACTCGCAGAGGGTGTCGAATTTACTACTGACGAAGAATTCGCAGATAAATTGGTAACATTGAGAGAATCATATTTCAATGAACCAGTTAATACATCTGGCAGTTCTGCATTGAACGAAGAAGTGGATATTGAAGACGAGAAAAAGGTTGACAAATCTGTTGATCCAACAATCGCTGCATATGCACAAACAATCTCTAAAACATTGGTTAAATAAATAAAATTTACCAATATAGAAACTCACAAGGAGAAAACCAAATGTTTCTAACAGAAGAACTACAACAAAAGTGGTCACCAGTTCTGAATCACCCAGAACTCGAAGCCATTAAAGACCCATACAAGAAAGCTGTTACAGCTCTTGTTTTGGAAAACCAACAACAAGCTATGTCGCAAGATGCTCAGGCATTGAACGAAACTAACACCTACGCATCTGGTCCAACCAATATTGCTGGTGGCGTTTCTAACTATGACCCAATCTTGATTAGCTTGGTTCGCCGTGCTTTGCCAAATCTTATCGCTTATGACGTTGCTGGCGTTCAGCCAATGACTGGTCCTACCGGTTTGATTTTCGCAATGCGTGCTCGTTATGGTGCACAATCTGGTTCACCATCTAACACTAACGAAGCTTTCTTCAACGAAGCAAATACCGAATACTCCGGTACTTCTTCTGCTGCTAACCCATACGGCTTCGCTGGTAACAATGCTACTGACATCCGTACAGACACAGGTGCTGATTTGCGTGCTAACGCTTTCACAACTGGTATCGCCTTACCAACAGCTACTGCTGAACAATTAGGTACCAATGACGGTGCAGCTTTCAATCAGATGGCATTCTCTATCGAGAAAGTTACTGTTACTGCTCAGTCACGTGCTTTGAAGGCAGAATACTCACTTGAACTCGCTCAAGACTTGAAGGCAATCCATGGTTTGGATGCTGAAACAGAATTGTCAAACATTCTGTCTACTGAAATCTTGGCTGAAATCAACCGTGAAGTTATCCGTACAATCTATACTTGTGCCGTTGCAGGTGCTCAGTATGGTACTACTACTGCTGGTGCTTTCGACTTGGACACCGACTCTAACGGTCGTTGGTCTGTTGAACGTTTCAAAGGTTTGATTTTCCAAATCGAACGTGATGCTAACGTAATCGCTAAGCAAACACGCCGTGGAAAAGGTAACGTTCTGATTGTTTCATCAGACGTTGCTTCTGCTATGGCTATGGCTGGTGTGTTGTCATACACTCCAAACTTGTCTGCTGATTTGACTGTTGATGATACTGGCAATACATTTGCTGGTTTGTTACATGGTCGTATCAAAGTGTACATCGATCCATATTTCGGTGGTTACACTTCTAACCAAGAATTGGTGACTGTTGGTTATAAGGGTTCTTCTCCTTATGACGCTGGTATTTTCTACTGCCCATACGTACCGTTGCAAATGGTTCGTGCAGTTGACCAGTTCACATTCCAACCAAAGATTGGTTTCAAGACTCGTTACGGCATGGTTGCAAACCCATTCGCAACTGGTTTGACAACTGGCAATGGTGCTTTGAACTCACGTTCAAATGTGTACTATCGCATTTTTGCAGTGAAAAACCTCATGTAAATTACAAACCACCTTTAAGAGTGGTATTTCCAGAAAGGGACTTCGGTCCCTTTCTTTTTACAACTAACTACATCAAGTTCTTACAAAAAAATGAATGATATATTCGACTCATTAAAAACAATGGAATTTAATATTGATGAACATAATCCTTCTTTGAAGAGATGGGGTATTGGAATTCCACATACAGAAGAATCTAAAAAATTAATAAGTGATAGTAAAAAAGGAATAAAACAAACACCAGAACATATACAAAAACGTGTTAACAATATGATTGGTTTTAAACAATCACAATATCAAAAAGATAGAGCTAGAGAATCTTTAGAAAGTTCATGGTTAATTACCAATAAACAAGGACAAACATTCAACATAGTAAATCTTAGGTCTTTTTGTAGAGAGAATAATTTAGACCAAGGTAATATGGTTAAAGTTTCACAAGGCATTTTGAAACAACACAAGGGATGGAAGTGTCTTAAAATTGGCTCCTAAATAATAGACAAGGAGAAATGAATGACTGTATTGAACAGAAATCCACAGAACACCAATCTATTACAACCTACCAAATTCTTACTGACGTTCTCACGTATTCAGACCGTACAGTATTTTTGCCAAGAAGTTAATCTTCCAGGTGTTACCTTGGGTGAAGTCAATCGTGCCACTCCATTTTTGGACATGTATTCTCCTGGTACCAAATTAACATACGATCCACTTGATATTAGTTTCACGATTGATGAAGAGTTGGCATCATGGAAGAATTTGTATGATTGGTTCACTTCTATTGCTGATCCGGATGGATTTGAGAAGCGTACCTATACAAGAGAATTACAAAGAACAGAATATTTGTCTGATGCCACACTAACAGTATTATCATCATTAAATAATCCAGTATTAAGAATTGAATTTTCTAATGTATTTCCTTTAACATTAAGTGATATTAATTTTGATACCAAACTATCAGCAGAAACTATTATTACATGTAGAGCAACTTTTAGGTATCAATCATACAAATACTTGACATTATAATACTTTTGTGATATAATGTTTTTATTATGTAACCTATTGATTATATTGAGAAAAATATATGGAAACACTTGAACAGATATTAAAAATGTGGGAATCCGATGCGGTAATTGATAACACGGAACCATCCAAAGAATTATTAAAGATACCTCGTTATCATAGTAAGTACTTGGCGATGCTCACTAAACATAAAATTGCTTCAAAGAAGGCTCATTTTGATTATCTACGTATGCGTAAGGTCAAATGGGAATATTTCACAGGCAAAATGTCACAAGACGAATTGGAACAATATGGTTGGGAACCATTTCAGTTTGCTCTGAAGTCTGACATAACAACATACTTAGAAGCGGATGCCGACCTTATCAAGTTACT